ATTAAATGCAATAAAATGAAAATAATTGCAAGCTATTGAAATGTAACGAGAATTATTGAGGGGTTTGCAGAAATGCGAGATAAATTGACAGCTAAACAGCTCAAATTTACCCGCGAATACGCGAAAGACGGCAACGGAACTCAGGCGGCAATTCGCGCCGGTTATTCCCCAAATTCTGCGCAAATGCAATCTTCTCGCCTGTTATCAAAAGATATGGTGTGTAAATCCGTCGCCAAATTTCAGGAAAATCACCGCCTTAAAGCCGAGGTAACTATTGAATCACTTGCTGCCGAATTGGCAACCGATCGCGACCGTGCGCGACAACTAGACCAGACTGCTACTGCTGTTACTGCCACAGTTCAGATCGCCAAGCTATATGGCCTGGATATCAACAGAAACATCAATGAAAATAACGGTTTAACTAAGATTGAGATAGTTCGATATAGTGACGATTAAATGGTAGTTGCTAGGATACCGAACAATTGGAAGCCACGGGCGGCACAGCGCCCTTTGTGGAACTATCTCGAAAAGGGTGGAACTAGAGCGATTGAGATAGCCCATAGACGTTGGGGCAAGGACGACGTTGCACTTCATGCCGCTGCCGTCGCGGCAATGACACGCCCGGCAACGTATTGGCACGCGCTACCGGAGTATGAGCAGGGACGACGCAGCCTTTGGACGGCGGTCAATCCACACACTGGCAAGCGCCGAATCGATGAAGCATTCCCTGAGATAATCCGTGCTGGCAAAGACGAACAAGCCATGATGATAAAATTCGTCAATGGTTCGACGTGGCAAGTCATTGGGAGCGACCGCTATAACAGTCTAGTCGGCGCTGGCGTAGCGGGGGTGACGTTCAGTGAGTGGGCGCTATGCAATCCGGCAAGCTGGGGTTACATCTCGCCTATGCTGAGAGAGAACAACGGCTGGGCGGCATTCATCACGACACCACGGGGCAAGAACCACGCCCACACGATGTACAACCAGTTTAAGAACGATCCAGACTGGTTTGCCGAGATATCCACAGTCACCGACACTGGCGCATTCGACGCTGATGAACTGGTAAAGATACGTCAAGAGTACGTGGCATTGTACGGAGACGCATTCGGCAACGCTCAATTTGAGCAGGAATACATGTGCAGCTTCGAGGCCGCGATCCTCGGCAGCTACTACGGCAGCGAGTTAGCGGCAGCACGGGCGGATAGTCGCATATGCCGCATAGACTATGACGACACGCTACCCGTGACCACGGTATGGGATATCGGATACACCGACGACACCGCCATTCTATTTGTTCAAATACTAGCGGGCGAAGTGCGGATCATTGACAGCTATCACGCTAGCGGCAAAGACTTGGCGCACTATGCGAGCGTAATAAGCGGCAAGCCATATGACTATGCCCGGCACTGGCTACCCCATGACGCTCAGGCGAAGACGCTGGCGGCGGCGGGGCGGTCTGTATACGAGCAATTGACTAGGGACCACGGCCTTAAAAACGTGACGATATTGCAAAACCGGAACACTGAACAGCAGGGCATTATGGCGGTACGCCAGCTATTCCCGCGCCTGTGGATAGACGAGCGGCAGGACCATTTTATAAATGCTATAGGGCAATTTCAGCGGGCATGGAATGACAAGACGAAGACGTTCACGGATACCCCTGTACATGACTGGACTAATCACTTCGCTGATACGTTGCGTTATTTGGCGTGGGTGTGGAAAGAGCCGGTTAAGAAGAAGCCCCCCGTCCAGAACCCCACCATTACCATTGGCGGTCAGTCCACTATGACTATGGCTGATCTGATAAAGGCCGTAAGTAAGCGGCGGATTCCATATGATTAGGTCAGAAAGGTCAGAAACCCCATTGTGGCGAACCTATTGTCACTATTGTCACTATTGTCAGAGCAGATACAATGTAGGTTTCTGACCTTTCTGACTTACTTCTTGCAAAAAACCTTGATTTGGTCCAATAATTATGAATGCAGAATAAATCGATGCCGAATAAACCAAAAAAACCTAAAAAGCCAGCGACTAAGCCGACTGCAAACCGCAGCGGCATGACGGCGGCGCTTGGCGTCAAAAAGGGCGGATATGCAGGATAATCTTGACGCACAAGGCGGCACTTTAGTCACCCCTGAAGATGCTGGAAAGGGGCCGCCTGGTGTAGTTGCTCGCTGGATTTCTGAGCTTGATTTGAGTGATAAGGTTGAGGCCAAGTGGCGTGAGCGTGCCAAGGGTGTATTCACCCGGTATCGTGACGAGGAATCCGATAGCTCTAACAGTGGTGCGTCTTCTAACCGTTACAATATTTTGTATTCTAACATCCAGACGATTTGTCCTGCGTTGTTCAATCAGTCACCAAAGCCTGATGTGCGGCGTCGGTATCGGGATGCTGATCCTATCGGCAAGGAGATATCGGACGTTTTAGAGCGTGCTTTGTCTTATACGATGGACGAGTGCCAATTTGACCGGTATATGCGCCTAGCGATTAAAGACCAGCAGCTTTGTGGTCGTGGAGTAACGCGGGTTCGGTATGATCCTTACTTTGGTGAGGAGGACGACGAGAACGGCGACCCTTACGATGATTTGAAGGGTGAAGAGGTTAAATTTGAGCATGTCAACTGGGCTGACTTTCGTATTGGCCCCGGTCGTACATGGGAAGAGGTTGAGTGGGTAGCGTTCCGCCATTTGATGACCCGTGATGATTTGCGGGACAAGTTTGGTGATGACATTGGCGACGAAGTGACGTTGGATTATTCTCCTATTGGCATGGAGGACAAGGATGGGGACGCTGTAGCGGACACGTTCAAACGTGCGAATGTTTGGGAGATATGGTGTAATCGCCAAAAAGAGGTGATTTTCATCTCAAAGACGTTGAAAGAGCGGCCTTTGAAGACTGAGCCTGATCCGTTGGAGTTGTCTGGTTTCTTCCCAACACCCAGACCTTTATATGCGACTGAGAACACTGATAGCTTGGTGCCTGTTGAGCCATTCCGCTTTTACAAGGACCAGGCTGGCGAGCTTGATAATATAACCCGCCGTATTTCTGGGATTATTGCTGCGTGTAAGGTTCGTGGCATTTATGACTCTACCATCACTGAAATGGCTAATCTTATGGATGCTGGGGAGAATATGATGATCCCGGCGCAGGATGTTTTGCCGTTGATGCAGTCGGGTGGCCTTGAGCGGGCTGTATGGATGTGGCCTATTGAGAAGATTGCTGGAGTTTTAGGGGAATTATACAACCAACGCGAGCAAATCAAGAAGACTATCTATGAAATTACGGGTATTGCCGACATTATGCGTGGTTCCTCCTCGTCTTCTGAGACTTTGGGTGCTCAACAGCTAAAAGTGCAGTTTGGCACTATGCGCCTTGATGATATGGGCCGTGAGGTTCAGCGTTATGCTCGTGATTTGTTACGCCTCACTGCTGAGATAATTTCTGAGCAGTTCAGCCCTGATAGTATTGCGATGATGACTGATGTTAAGCTGCCCAGTCCTGAACAGAAGATGCAGGCACAGCAGCAGGCTCAGATGATGGGTCAGCAACAGCAGCCTGTCCCTAGAGAGTTGCAAGAGGTTCTTGAGAAGCCTACTTGGGATGAATGTTTGCAAGTCCTCCGGGATGACAAGCAGCGTTCTTATCGAGTTGATATTGAGACTGATTCTACTGTCGCTGGCGATCAGGCGATGGATCAGAAGGCTATGACCGATCTGTTGCAGGGGGTTTCTACGTTCATTGGCAATGCTGGCCCGGCTGTTGCGGCTGGTTATTTGCCGCTTGAGGCTGCTAAATCCATGTTAATGGCGGCAATTAGGCGGTTTAAAATGGGCCGTCAAGTTGAGGATGCGTTGGATTTAATTGGTGAAGACAAATCTGGTGCAGCGGGTGGAGGTGACGAGCAGGCTGCTCAACAAGCCCAGCAGGCCCAACAAGCTCAACAGCAGGAGCAACAGGCTGCGGCTCAAGCAGAGCAAGCCAAGATGCAGATGGACCAACAGGCGATCCAGATTAAATCGCAGGAGGTTCAGCAAAAGATGGAATTGGATCAGTCTAAGATTCAACTCGACGCTGAACTTAAAAAAGCTGATTTGATGATGGAAGAGAAGGAATTGGCTCTTAAAGAGCGTGAGGTAGCCCTTAAAGAGTTTGAGGCTCAGAAGCCTGAACCTGATCCATCTATGAAGATTCAGGCAGATATGCAGATGGCTCGTGAAAAGATGGAGTTTGATGCTTCTGAGGCGGATAAACAACGTCAAGTTGAGTTAGCCAAGGCTATTATGTCTGAATTTAATGGCCCTGAAGGTAGTTTGACTGAACCTGGTGAGGCTATTAACCGTGCCGCTGAGATTATGGACCGGATAAATGAGGTTATTTCTGCCACACGAATGGTTGGCGATGTTCCTTTAGAAGACACCACTATGATGGTTGCTGAAGAGCCGATGTTTGACGAAGAGCCTATGATGATGGCCCCTGAAGAGGAACAGATGATAATAGTTCCTGAAGAGGAACAGATGTTAGACGAAACTATGATAGTTCCTGAAGAGCCAAGGTTCTTATAGTAGAATTGCCGGAGATTAATGTGACTGTTTACAAAGATAATTATGATGGAATTGAGTGGTCTTCTAAGACATTTACGCCGAAGCCGCGTATTGATTTTTCTTCAAACCGCTCAGATATTGAAATGCCGTACATTTCTGGCGACTATAAACCTTACGACTGCCCGATAACTGGCAGGACTATCGACGGGAAAAGAGAGCATAACGAGAACTTGCAGCTACATGGTTGCCGGATACACGAAAAAGGTGAGTTTGAAGACGTTAAGAAGAATGGGAAGAAAAGAACGGAAGCGGCTATGGATGCGGCTATTGATAAGTCAGTTGATGCTATTGCTAAACAGATCGATATTTAAAAAGGGAAGTTATTATGGCGGATGAAGGCGAAGTTGTTGTTGAAGAGCAGTCTATGGACGATTTCATGGGCGATCAGTTTGATGCTTTAGAATCGGAAGACTCCGAAATCGAAAGCGCACCAGCCGCAGAAGAAGCCGCACCGGCTACAGAAGAAATCAGTGCTTCTGATGAAGCACCCGAAGATGATGTCGCGGAAGCGGCAGAAAGCGACACGGAAAGCGAGGGTTCTGAACCTGTTTCTCAGACCATCACAGCCCCGCAATCTATGTCTGCGAAAGACCGTGAAGCCTTTTACGCTTTACCGCCTGAGAGCCAGCAATGGATTTCAGATCGCGTTAA